GATGCTAAAGCTGCTGCCGATGCTAAAGCTGCTGCCGATGCTAAAGCTGCTGCCGATGCTAAAGCTGCTGCCGATGCTAAGGCTGTTGCAGACGCTGAAGCTAAAGCTGAAGCAGATATTGTTATTACTGACGATAATGGTGATCAAGTAGACATTACAGGTGTAACTCCTGACATGCCTGATACAGAAATTGTTATAGAGCCTGAGTTTGACGTAGAGCCTATTGTAGCTGAGCCTATTGTTGTCGACATAAGTGAATCAGGAAGCGGCGGCGGTGCTGGCGAAGGTGGCGATACGGGCGGTGATGCTGGTGCTGCTCAACCGCCTACAGAAACTTCTGATCCAGCAGCAGAAGAAAACAACTGGGAGTATTTAGGTGACGGTGTTTTTAAACACGTAGAAACTGGAGAAAGTGTACAAGAAACTATCACAGGGGAAGACCCTTACATAGTAGGCGATACTTACAGCGGCCCTTCATCAGGAAGCGCAGAAGACACAACAGACCCTTCTGAAGTTATAGATATTATTTCTGATATTTTAGAAGACACAACTGCTGAATCACCAGTGTCTAGTGATCCTATAATTACCTACGATCCTACAACTGTCACAGACCCAGCAACAGGCACAGCAGACACAGGCACTGCTACTGGTGATGGCACAGGCACTGGAACAGGTACGGGAGACACTGTTGGAACTGGAGACACTACTGGCACTGGAGCAGGTGGTGGAGACGCTACAGGCACTGGTGACGGCACAGGAGATGGTACAGGCGCAGGTAGCGGCTCAGGCACTGGTGATGGCACAGGCTCAGGAGATGGTTCAGGAGACGGTGAAGGCGAGGGTGAAGGTGTTGGCACTGGAAGCAGCACACCTATAGCAGCTACGTCTACTACAGACTCTCTCTTCGGTGACTTACTAGGCATTGATCAAACAATAACAGCTCAAGAGCGTCTAATGCCTTTTAAAGCGTCAGAGGCTCGTAGACTACAAGAAACAGAAGCAGCACAAGCTAACCTGCTACAACGATTCATACAACCAGCACAACCAACTAGGCCGCAAGGCATGTTAACGAGAAGGTTCTAATAATGACATATTTACAGCTAGTCAACAGCGTTATGCGTAGACTGAGAGAAGACGAGGTGACCACTGTTGGTCAGAACAGTTACTCTAAACTCATAGGAGAGTTCGTTAATGACGCTAAACGCTCTGTAGAGGACTCATACGACTGGACAGCCCTTCGTACCACGTTAACTGTCTCTACCACTGCTGATACGTTTAACTACGTTCTAACAGGCTCTCAGAACCGTATGAAGCTGCTGGATGTTATTAACGACACCTCAGACTTCTTCATGCAGTATCGTTCCTCTCGTTGGATGGACAATGCTTTCTTGATTGAGACACCGCCTATTGGTTCACCACAGTTCTACAGCTTTAACGGTGTAGACGCTAACGGTGACAACGCTGTTGATGTCTACCCTAAGCCTAGTGGTGTGTTCCAGCTACGCTTTAACGTGGTTCTACGTACATCAGACTTCACCGAAGACACGGATAAACTAGCTGTTCCTTCTTCTCCTGTTGTGCAAGTAGCAACAGCATTAGCTGCTAGAGAGCGTGGAGAGACACAAGGTACTAGCGCAGGTGAGATGTTTGCTTTGGCAGACAGGACTCTATCAGACGCTATTGCTATTGATGCTTCACAACACCCTGAAGAAACTATCTGGTATTCCTAAATGGCTAAACCACTACAGAACATTACAGTAGCAGCGCCAGGATTTTTTGGCCTGAACACACAGGACTCTCCGCTGTCCTCTGATGCTTCCTACGCCTCTGTTGCTGACAACTGTGTCATTGACAAGCTAGGTCGTATAGGTGCGCGTAAGGGTTACAAAACAGTTACTACCAACGGTGCAGCAGTCTTAGGTACTAGTCGTGGCATTGAAGTTATCTTTGAGTTTATTAACAGAGCAGGTCAAACAACTGTATTTAGCTGTGGTAATAACAAGATATTTACAGGTACTACTACACTTACTGAAGTAACTCTACCTGTTGGATACACTATCAACGACAACAACTGGAAGGTTATGTCGTTTAACAACGATGTTTACTTTTACCAATCGCAACATCAACCTTTAATAAGCGTAGCAGGTACATCTACACTTACTGGTTTAACTTCTACAGGCGGTGGCTCAGCTCCACAAGGTAACGAAGTCTTAGCTGCTTTTGGTAGGGTTTGGACTTGTGACGTGTTTGACAACAAGTATACAATCTACTGGAGTTCTCTACTAGCTGGCGATAATTGGCAGGGTGGTTCCGCAGGCTCTATAGATTTAACAACCGTCTGGCCTACAGGTTATGACGAAGTTGTGTCGATTGCAGAGCATAACGGCTTCCTGATTATCTTTGGTAAGAAGAGCATTATCATCTACTCAGGAGGCGAGAGTCCTTCTGCTAATCTAACATTAGCCGATACCATTGAAGGTGTTGGTTGTGTTGCTAGAGACTCTGTACAGTCTACAGGTAGTGATCTGTTCTTCTTGTCTAGTCGTGGTGTTATGTCACTAGGTCGTCTTCTCCAACAGAAGTCTTTACCTTTAAACGATGTTAGCAAGAATGTACGGTCTGACTTGTTACAGTCTTTGTCTATCGAGGTACACGCTAACGGGCGTAGAGAAGCTATTAAGTCCATCTACAGCCCTACGGATGCCTTCTATCTGTTAACCTTCCCAGACAGTTCGATAGTGTACTGCTTTGATCTTAGAGCACCTCTAGAGAACGGTGCGTATCGTGTAACAACATGGTCAGCTATTAAGCCAATATCCTTTGCTATCTTTGCTGATGATCAACTATACATGGGACACGATGAAGGCATTGTTGAGTATGGTACGTACCTAGACGGTGCTACTAAGTATCAAATGCGCTACTTCAGCAATGCGCTAGACTTTGGTAACTCAGCAAACCTCAAGTTCCTGAAGAAGTTTAACCTGACTGTTATCGGTGGTCAGAACGCACAAGCTGTTTTAAACTGGGGTTACGACTACACCTCTGCATTCACTAAGCAATCCTTTACGCTAACAGGTTCTACAAATCCTGGAGAGTACGGTGTTTCTGAATACAACACAAACGCTGAGTACACTGCGGCAGCTACTGTTAACACTCCACGAGTAAACACAGCAGGCAGTGGCGAAGTAGTTACTATCGGTGTTGAAGCTGAAATCAACAACTCTGCTTTTTCTATCCAAAAAATTGACATACATGCCATATTAGGGAGACTAATCTAATGTCTAATTACACAAAGACAACCAACTTTGCAGCTAAAGATGCTCTAACCACTGGCGATCCCAACAAGATTGTTAAAGGATCAGAGATTGATACAGAGTATAACAACATCGCTACGGCTAGTGCTTCTAAAGCTAACACAGCTAGTCCAACTTTCACAGGTACTGTTACAGCCCCTACCGTGAATATTGTAGGTACATTAACGGCTGGAACTATTACTGGAGGAAGCTACTAATGGCTAACTGGATGGATGCACTGCAAGGCGGATTAAGCGCGGCAGGTTCTTATTACTTATCTGACGAAAGTATTAAAGACACTAAAAAGTTTGGCGAAGAAGCACAAACAGGTATGGCTGGTTTAGCAGGACGCGCCCGTGAAGACACTACTTTTAAACCTTACACTGTCACTAGTGGCTTAGGTAGTGTAGCTGGTAATGCTGCTGGAGGTTTTGATGTTAACCTATCTCCAGAGCAGCAGGCGATGCAGCAGCAGTTAATGGCTCAATCGCGAGGTTTATTTGGACAGGTAGGTCAAGACCCAGCAGCGCAGCAAGCAGCCATATACGAGCAAATAAGAGCCACACAGCGCCCTGAAGAAGAACGTAACCGTTTAGCTATGCAAGAGAACTTGTTTGCTAGTGGTCGTGGCGGTATCTCCACTGCACAGTATGGTGGTTCTCCTGAGCAGTTTGCAATGGCTAAAGCACAGGCAGAAGCACAAGCAGGTGCGTCATTAGGCGCTCGTCAACAGGCACTAGCTGAACAACAACAGTCTTTAGCAGGCGCTACTGGTCTAATGAACGCTGCTTATAACCCACAAGAACGAGCATTGAGTCTATATGGTGCTGCTACTCCGTCTGCTGGTTTTGCTGATATTGGACGTAGAACAGGTACAGAAATTGGTTCAGAGCTTGAGCTAGGTGGTCTGACTGCTAACCTAGGCGCTAGAGATTTAGCTAGTCGTTTAGAGCTTCAGCAGAATGAAGGATTGTTAAAGGCTATTATGGGTAAAGACCCTACTGCGTTAGAAGAAGCTCAGATAGCTAAGCTATATGCAGAAGCAGGCATGACTAATCCAAATTCTGGTGGTGGTGGTTTTTGGGGTTCAATTTTTGGATAAGGAGAAATAACAATGGCTAGACAAGATATAGCAGGACTCCTTACGGGGATGCCTCAACAACAACGACCTAATCCTAACATGTCATCAGCAGAGTGGCGCTTAGCTTTTGGACAACAACAAAGCGATAATATGGCTCGTGGACTACAAGGTGCTGTTGGTGGTTTAATGGGAACAGGAATGGCTGGTGCAGCTTCTCCACAAGAACAAATACAAATTGCTGATTTAAAAGCGCAAGAGAGAATAGGTAAACTAGCTACTTCTCAAGACCCTGCTGAATTGCGTCAAGCAGCTCAGTTGTTGCAACAGCGTGGTGACCCAGCAGGTGCTGCTAGAGCTTTGGCGCAGGCTAAGACTATAGAAGAACAAGCAATAAAGGCTGAGTCAGCGGGTTTAAGAGCTTCGTCAATGTCTCAAGCCTTAAAAACAGCAGGTCACGAAGACTTAGCTAAACAAGTTGAGTTAGGAGATGTAGATGCTTATAAACGAGGATTAGAACTAATCTCTCCAGAAAAAGGTAAAACTTCTATTGAAGACATGGTAGACCCAGCAACAGGTGTTACTCACAAAGTATTATTAAGCTCAGAAGGAGTTGTCTTACGTACTGTAGGTGTCAGTAAAATGCCTACATTAAAAAGCGTAACTCTGCCAAATGGTAAGCTTGTTTGGGAAAACGAAAGCACAGGAACTAGAAGCGAGCCTCAAGACACCCCAGAAGCTGCGGAGCAGGATAGACAAAGAATTGAAAAACTTAATTCTGATTTAGCGGCTGTAGATAATGTACTACTTACCGTGACAGAAGCTAGAGAACTTAGTAAAGATGCTACAGGTACTGGTGTTTTATATAATTTAGCTTCGTTAGGTATTGAAACTTCTGCTAGAAAACTTGCTACTAAGGTTTCAACACTACAGTCTACATTAGCGTTTGATAGACTACAGAAGATGCGCGATGATTCTAAAACAGGCGGTGCTTTAGGACAAGTCAGTAATATTGAATTACAACTCTTACAAAATTCTCTTACTGCTCTTGATCCCATAGTAGGAGAAGAGGCTTTTGAACAGCAACTTCAAAAGGTAGAAAAACACTACAATAACTTTAGAAAGGCTTTGTTAGGACAACCCATAGATATTGACTGGTCTCAGCCTGCATATAAAGGTAGGACAACTGTTGTTGATGGTATTAGGTACATGGTAGACCCTGAAGACTCTACAAAAGTATTTGCTATAGGTAAAGAATAATGAGTGCATACACAGCCGTAACTGATCCTGAAATCTTAGCTAAAGTTCAAAGAAGTTTTGTTTCTGCTCAACCTGACTTAACTAAAACAACTGAGGTTACAGACTCTGAGTTGTTTCAGAAAATACAAGACCAGTTAAAAAAAGACTTGGAAACACAAGAAGAAGTTGAGTTAGTTACTGAAGAAGTAGCAGAGGTTGGGGCTTTTGGGCAGTTTGCTGAAGGTCTCGAAGGGCGTTTAGGCGGTCGTGCTCAAACAATGCAAGAAATATCTAAAAAGGCTGGAGGATTCTCTATAGGCGCTGACGGCAAGCCTGTGTACAACCCACCTGAGCAGCTTGGTTTTATAACAGACATACAATCTACTGGCCAAGTTGCTGGCGGTGTTTGGGATGCTCTTGGCGAGACTCTCGTATTAGGAGCTAAGGGAGTTTCCTTTATTACTCCAGAGTTTATTAAAGGGCCAGTTAAACAAGGGTGGCAAGCAGGTGTTGACTTTATAACTAATAGTCCTAAAAGCATGGAGGCGTTAAAAGCTGCTGAAGGTGGTCTTGAGTCTTACGGAGCATGGAAAAAAGAAAACCCAGAGTCTGCATTGACTTTAGAAAGTGTTGTAAACATTGCTTTGTTGCTTGCTCCTATACCTAAAGGAGGAAAAGTCAAAGGTAATCCTGAATTTGTTGGCCCTATAAAACCAACTCCTGAGTTTGTTGGCGCAGTTAAGCCTGCTGGGGTTGAGAGAGCAGGTTTGGCTATGATTAACGCTTCAGGTAAACAAGTGTCAGACAGGAGCACACAGAAAGCACTTGAATTAATAGTTCCTAAGACTGGCGTGCCTGAACAGACTAGGGAAGTTTCTAGG